TTTATGAATCCTGTATTACAATGTTTTCACTAAATGGATCAATCTCTGAGAAGTCAATAATACCATCAGCCTCTTGTTCGTAAGTTAAGTTTCTAGCAATTGGATCTACTTCTTCAACTTCTTCTAATGTATCAACAAATTCTGTTGTTTGATTTTGATCATCGAAGTAATGATCGATTTCCCAACGGCCTGTATCAAATGTTTCGCCAGCATATTCCATAAGTTCACAGCGCATGTCATAAACTTGTAAAGCACCACTTTGATAGAATACACTTTCATGTTCAACATAATTAATCTTAAACATCTTATTATTAAGAGGCATATAAATTATGTCACCTTCATTAGGTCTTATTCTTGGAGCGTCGTTGCGAGTTACGAACTGTTCAAATGTTCTTATTGCAACTGTAAATGTAACTTGGTCTCTGATTTGTAAACCAAACTTAGAAAGGAAATCACCTTCTCCTTCGAAGCCATCAACATTTTTAACATATACTTCAAATTGAAACATTTCATCGTAAACAGGTGTATCATCTTCGTTGAATATTTTATCAACGTTATCCATAGACCTTGTAAGAAAAAAGACGTCAAGGCCATACATTTTAATTGATTCAATAACTAGATCATCAATTAAATTCTGCTCGTTGAAACTGTCATAATTTCTGAAGTAAGCATTAGTTGCCATGTTTTATCCAATAAAATTATATGTCAATGGTTGTAATGTTCTTATTGCATCTTCTTCCATTTGTTGACGTTCTGTTCTTGCTTCTTGCAAAATTTGCTCACCATTAAACGTGACGCCACCAACTAATTGCATATTTGTAAACTTAGTTAAATTTAATCCCCACTGCTCACGGACTAGCACGGAAGCATAGTTCTGAAGCCATCTGTCTGACCATACATCCTCATAAAACTCTTCATCAATAACGTCATAGGCCTCAATGATAATAAAGCCTCCTTCCCTTAATGCTGCCTTATCTGCATCAATATGGAGCCTATTAACATGTCTATTATAACGTATTAAAGGATGTCCTACAAGCCACTCTTGTAAGAATGCCATATGAGACATAGTCATCCAATAATTTTGAATACTATATCCTGTGAGGTCTGTAAGATTATTTAGTACAAATTGATATTGTACATTAAAGATACCTGTGCCAGTAGAAATAGAAGTATTTAGATCAAATACTTTTGAGATACCAAGAAGTTTTTGAGGTAATGTAATATATCCGTTTTCGATATCTTCTGCTGTTAATTCGTGTTTTAGATAAACTAATTGACTACCATTATAATGATAATCTCTCCAGAAAGATAATGCTTCTTCTACTCTATCATCTATCTGCTCATCAGACACGTTAACTTCGATTACAGGAGCGCCAATCTTTCTTAGAATGTAATCTTTGAATTCATCTCTTGTAGTTGGCTGTGCCATTTAATTGCTCCTTAATTAAGCTAACTCGCTCTTAATAATAACTTTGATATAACTTGAATTTGGGAATGTTTCTATTTTTCCATCGTTATATTCAACTTGAAATTCTGCTTTATAAGAACCATCATCAGAAGTATCTCCTGATTGCCAAGTATATAATACAATTCCTTTGTCGGCATTTACAATGGTACCGGTTGCACCAGAAATTACATTGTTACCAGATTCGGTAGACATATGAAATTTTACAGTAGATGCTTGGGCTAACGATCGTGCTCTACCTTGTGAGTCTGTTAAAACAGCTTCTAGGGCAGGCGCAGTATCATTTTGCTTTATATAAAACGTAGCCGCCATTTAGTTTCTCCAATATCTTTATGTTTTATTTATTAAAAATTAGTACTATCTTTTTATTTTTGTATAATAGTCACAATATTTGAACCATCAGATCTAATAAAAACATCATTTATTGGATTATCGATTCTCGTATTATTAGTATTATCAATCACTCTAGAGAAATTTTGGCCAACTCTTGATTTAGTGAGAGTAGTATAATTTAGTGCAATAGAACTTAAACTAAAAGTAATTCTTCCAGCAGTATCTGCATCTTCAAATTGTGCAGCTCTTGAAGCAGAACTAAATTCTAATGTATTATCAAAATAACCGTGAGTTATGTTTTTACCTGTTGCGCTTCCGGTAAAATAAATCCAAGGATAATTTAAGTCACCATATATTGTATCACCAAGTTTACCAGTACCGCTTCCACTAAAATTAATAACACCATATGCATATCCGCGTATTGGATCTTTACCAGCTTCAGAAGTGAAAGTAAAAGGTATATTGAGATTACTAATCTCTCCAACAATAGGTACATAACCTGTAATATCTGAAGATAAAGAAAAGGTAGAATCTACACTACCTTTTACTCTTATATATCCGCCACCAAAAAACCCGTAATCTATTGAAGCGGATACTGAGCCGTTTGCTGACATGAGAATTTACCTGTGTTATTCGCCGCCAGCAGTAATCGTAAATGTAGTAATTGTGATTTGCTGTCCTTGCGCAATATTAGTATTATCTAATTGCATATCGCCACCTGCGCCCGTTGCTGAAACAGTTCCTTGAATATGACAGTTAGCGCCTGAATCATGTACTCTAAAATAACCAGCTGTACCAGCAGCATCTGCTGATAAATCTTGCCAAGTGCCTGAAAGAGCAATTTGACCATTAACTGGAGCGCCGAGCCAATCATTTGGTAATACCATAGTAGCAAGAACAGTACCTGTATTAGCTGCGCCACAATTAGCAGGAACACTTCCCGTATTAATTGTAAGTACTGGATTTTCGCCGATTTCATCTTCAAGACCTTGCAAAGTAGCATTTCTTGCATCGACAGATAATTGAAAGGCCATTTATTTCTCCTTTATTAATTTATTTTCTAATTATTTATAAAAAAAGGGTTGACAACGTTTAGAATCTTTGGTATAATAGGCTTATGCCTTACAAACCATCATAGTGTTCTTCTTTCTATGTCTTCTTCTGATAATTCAGATCCCATCCAAACTTCGATTACTTTAACTGGATCAGATCCGACATTAACAGCGTAATGCCAAGTATTAACAGGAATATCAATACTATCACCAGAATGATAGATCTGAGAAGTTTTAAGACCATCTTCGAATTCTAAATTCATCATAAGATCTCCATCAACGATATGCCAATGTTCAGATCTTTTAAAATGTCTTTGATCTGATAAATTTTTATCTTTTGCAATAGTAAGTTCTTTTACTTTCCAATGACCATTTTGATCTAAATTTCTATAATATCCCCAGTGTCTTTGAGTCTTTGGTTTATCCCATTCTGATAAAATCCAACTTGAAGAGTTCTTTTTATCGTCTCCTCCCACCGCAAATTCAAATGTAATATTATTATCTTCTACATCCATTTCTGGAATATTATCCGATGTACGGTCACCGCCGTTTGCAAATATTAAATGAGCGTCAGGATAATGAGCTCTTACTTGTAGTATAAAGTTTTTTGCTGTATTATCATCATCTAAAAATGTAAACGTTTCATCTACCATTTCTAAATTATTAACAATAGCAAGACGCTCATTCCAAGGCATAAATGCTCTACCTTTTTTACGCTCTAACCACTCATCTGAATTTAATCCAACGACAAGTTTATCACCTAATTTTTTTGCTGCTCTAAAATATGCAATATGACCAGAGTGAATTGGATCAAATCCTCCAGTAACTAAAACTACTTTCATTTATAATTTCTCCATCATATAATCCCAAGCAAAATTAATTCCGTCTTTACCTTTCATTGTGCGAGCATTTTGTACATACATAGGATGAATCCACCAATCTTCATAATTAGATGAATGATCTACTGCAACATCTGGTACTATTAATATATATCCAATATCTTTTAAGATCTTTCTAGATTCTTCTCTAAAATTATTATTCCACCAACAATTATTATGTTGAAACTGTATAATACCAAATTCAAATTTATTAAATGGCATTTTTTGTAAAGTATTAAGAGAAGCGTGCTCAGCATTAATTCTTAAGAAATCTATTTTATTTTCAAAGCAATGAGAATTAAATAATTCATTATAATCTAAATTATTTGCATCTGCAATCATAACACCTGTAGATCTCATTCTTGAATGTTGATGGCACATTCTTTCTGATATATCTATTGATAAACCTTTCCACCCAAATTCTTTTTCAAGTAATAATGTATTATTAAAAAGTTTAGGATGTCCAGAACCAATCTCTACAAATGTTCCATTTCTTTTACCATTAGTAACAGATAATACAAACATATCTTGGAAATGGCGAGAATAATTACTCTCTACATTTTCTATACCATCAAATGGAAATTTATATCTTTCTAATAAATCTGGAGTGAATGGTAAAGTACTTGGATATTTTACTTGATTTAGATAATTATCAACTTCTAATTCTAAATTTTTATCTAATTTATGTTTATATTTTAAATCAAATAATAAATTTTTCGATTCATCTCTACCGTCTGTTTTCCATTTAGCTTTTGCATATAAAAATTTTAATGCTTCTAAACCAGGATAATTTACATCATTATCAATAGAATCGATTTCTTTATTTTCGTAACATTGTATTCCGATTTTAGAATATACTAAACTATTACGCCATTGATTTCTTCTTTCATATAAATCTGAAATAAAATAATATGCTTCAGGTCTATCAGGTAAAGTTTCAATTGCCATTTCTAAAAAACCTAAAACACTTATGTTTCTATTTTCATTTCTTTCATAAATGAAAGCTTGTAATATCATACATTTATATTGAAGCCATTTCTCTTCAAATGTTTTACCTTCTGACATATCAGCAGCACGTAGATAAAAGCCAGCCGCGGCGGCACCTTGTTCTAGCTTATCGTACTCGCGTGCTAATTTATAAATTTTATCTGGATTATCATAATCAAGAACAACGTCATTTAATAATTTCATATTCTTAAATTGCATTATGATCTCCATAATTAACTAGAAATTCATTAAATACTTTCATTGGTAATTTAAGAATAAATGAAGCATTATCTTGCCAACCAAATGAAATTAAAATATCATTATTTCTAATTGTCATACCAGTAACAAATTCAATATTATAATCAGTATTAGTTACATGATCGTAATAAGTTCCCATAAAATGAAATGGTTTAGTTGCATGAATTAAATTCCAATCGTCATCCCAAATAAGAATTCGATGAGCATAATCACCATCTTTTCTACCGAATGGATCTTTTAATAAAGTTGTTTCGTG